ATGTCAGTAAATCCTCAGTCGCTGGCTGGCGGTGAGCAGCAGGCCATGAAGACGCTTTCAGATAGCATCTTCTCAATGCTTCGCGTGTCGCTTCCTGGCATAGTTGAATCATACGACCCCATAGCTAATACCTGCACCGTTCAACCTGCGATAACGGGTCAGGTTGCCGATGCTGCGGGCAATTTTAAGTCAGCACCATTACCTCTGCTCGTTGACGTGCCGGTGGTCTTTCCACGCGGTGGTGGCTGCACCATTACCTTTCCTGTTAAAGCTGGCGATGAATGCCTGGTTGTTTTCTCCGATCGCTGTATCGACTTCTGGTGGCAGAACGGCGGCGTGCAGGAGCCGGTTGATCCGCGACAGCATGACCTTTCAGACGCCTTCGCGTTCATCGGCCCCCAGTCACAGGCAGAGGTGATAGGCAATATCAGTACCTCGACGCTGCAGATGCGTACTGATGACGGCGCTGCTTATATCGAGCTCGACCCCAACAGTCACGCCGTAAACATCGTGGCGCCGGGCGGACTAAACGTGACTACGCCTCTCGCCAAATTTAGCGCGGCTGTAACCATTAACGGCCTGCTGACATGGATGGGAGGAATGGTAGGTAGTATCGCAGCTGGCACAGCGGCCAAAATCACAGGTGCGATCCAGTTTATCGGCACGCTCACATCCAACGGCAAGGACATCAGCGACCAGCACACCCATAGCGGCGTCCAGACTGGTACTGGCAACTCTGGCAAGGTGAACTGATGCGATACAGACGCGAAGATGACGACGGTGATTACACCTTCGGGCAGGGCGATGACACCTGGCTGATTAATTCACCGGAAACGGTGGCGCAGGCAATAAAAACGCGCTTCCTGCTGTGGTACGGACAGTGGTTCCTCGACACGACAGAGGGAACGCCGTGGATCCAGTCCGTACTGGGTAAGCAGAAGCCGGAAACTTATAACCTCGCCATCCGCCAGCGCATCCTTGAGACGCAAGGCGTTAACTCTATCAAGTCGTTCGATACGACGCTGAATACCTCATCCCGCCGCGTAGTGTTTACCGCGACGATCGACACTATCTACGGAACGACGACAGTCACAAGCGAGGCGTAATGGCTCTCAATTTAGATACGCTGGGGCTCTCCGCTACGGTGACCGCCTCAGGGATAAGTGCGCCTGATTACCAGACAATCCTGAGCACTATCACCGAATATTTTCAGCAGATTTACGGCGCCGACGCTTATCTCGAGCCAGACAGCAAAGACGGTCAGATGGTCGCGCTTTTTGCGCTGGCGGTACACGATGCCAATAACACGGCGATTCAGGTTTATAACTCCTTCTCCCCGTCGTCTGGCATGACCGATGCCCTGACGCGTAACGTCAAAATTAACGGCATTGCGCGCAAAGCGGCTACCAATTCCACAGTTGACGAGACGCTGATCGGCACGGCTGGAACGACGATAACTAATGGCTCTGTAAAGGATGACAACGGCATCATCTGGAACCTGCCGCCCAGCGTGACAATCGACGTGGGTGGATCGGTGACGGTAACGGCAACCTGCGCTAATTCAGGCGCCGTTGCGGCAGTTGCGGGTAGCATCACCAAAATAAACACCCCAACGCGCGGCTGGACGGCTGCGTCAAACGCAAACGCGGCGACTGTAGGGACCGCAGCAGAAACGGATGCTCAGTTGCGCATACGGCAGGCGCAAAGTGTTGCAATACCGTCGCTAACACCATTCGAGGCAGTCGATGGTGCGATCGCCAACGTAACCGGCGTTACCCGCCACAAGCTCTACGAGAATGATACTGGTTCGGTAGACAGCAATGGCATTCCGGCGCACGCAATCGCAGCCATAGTGGATGGTGGAGATGTCACCGAGATTGCGCAAACTATTCGTGGGAAGAAAGGTCAGGGTGTAAGCACCTATGGTTCGACGACGGTAACCGTGCCGGATAAATACGACAACCCACATGCCATCAGTTTCTCACGGTCAACTGACGTGCCGATATATATCGCCATGACGCTGAAAGTTTTCACAGGTTACACGACACAGATTGGCGAGCAGATAAAACAGGCGATCGCTGATTACATTAACGGCCTGACGATAGGTGATGACGTGCTTCTCAGTCGTCTTTACTCTCCCGCTAATCTTGGCGTCGTAAGCGGCGGCAACTCGAAATACTATGACATCAATGCCCTGACCATTGGCAGATCTGCAGGGTCTCTGGCTGCGGCCAATGTCGTGATTGCCTTCAACGAATCTGCGTCCTGCAACAAAAGCAACATCGCGCTCACGGTGACGTCATGAGCAAATACACCGACCTGATAACGAACTACCACAGGGGAAAGCCCCTGTTTGTTCAGCATGTTGATCTGTCTACGCGGCCGCTTACAGACACCTCTTCCGCGCTGCAAAGCCTTATCGATGCATTCGACATTGACAGTGCTGTCGGCGTACAGCTGGACGTTCTGGGCGAATGGATAGGTCGTACGCGCATCGTCAGTCAGCCTATTTCTGGGGTGTATTTCTCTTTCGATACTGATGGGCTGGGGTGGGATCAGGGCGTCTGGCAAGGTCCTTATGACCCAGACGCAGGTTTCACAAGCCTGAGTGATGACACTTACCGCATCGTCCTGAAAGCGAAGATAGCCATCAACAACTGGGACGGACAAAACGACTCCCTACCAGCGATTCTGGAAACGGCACTGGAAGGCTCCGGCCTGAAAATGCAGATAGTCGATAACCAGGACATGACTATTTCTGTCTGGGTATTCCCTGAGATCGATATATCACTCGTATCTCTAGAACTCCTCGCTGCAATAAAACAGGGCTACCTGACTGTAAAGGCTGCTGGAGTATGGGCCGGATATATACAAACACCATCCGTAGGAACTCGTTTTTTTGGGTTCGACATGGATAACGATTCTATCGCCGGATTTGATAATGGCGCCTGGGAGACAACACTTTAATGGCAACTAATAACTTTAAGGCATTCGCTATTGGCGGCAGTGCTAACGTAACAAGTCAGTCAGATTATGAAGCGCTGGCAGCACTACTGAGCGGTTTCCAAAGTGGAAAGGCCTCTTCAGCGCAGATAAATAAAGCCCTGCGCCAGAGCACAGTAATGGCATCCGTACTCGCTCAGTTTATTTCCGACTCAGCGGGCGTGGATGTTCTGGACAATGGCAACACAGCGACGATACTCGCGAACCTTAAGGCAGGGATGACTGTTTTGACCCCTGGACGCCTGCTGAATGTTCAGGCATTTACTGCTAACGGAACCATAACCAAAACGGCCGGCGCAAAAAAATGGCGTATCCGCGTTGTTGGCGGAGGAGGCGGAAGCTCGGCTGCTCCTGCGACCAGTACCGGTCAGGTGTCGGTAAGTAATGGCGGCGGAGCAGGCTCTTATGCTGAAGGTTTATACGATGTAAGCGGAATCACGTCAGCTACCATAACCATTGGCTCTGGCGGGGCTGGCGGTTCTTCATCTTCTCCTTATGGCGCAGACGGAAGTGCAACCTCAGTTGGGTCGTTCATTACAGCACCTGGCGGAAAAGCAGGCTTGCCAGCAGGGCCTGCAAACCCACCTTTTCAGCCTGTAGCAAATAACAATGGGTCCGCCCCTACGGGCTGGAATATCGTCGGAACCTCGGGGCCAGGCGCAGAAGCAGCAGTAGCTGTATCAACCAGCTATGCGGCCGGATCCAGGGGTGCCAATGGTCAGTTAGGTGTTGGCGGTTCAATTCCTGCCATTAATACAAACGCAACTACAGGCGGAGGCTTTGGATCAGGCGCGTCAGGGTGTGCCAATGGCCCCTCGCAAGCGATTAATGCAGGCGCTGCTGGTCGTCCCGGAATTGCAATCATTGAGGAGTATGCATGATGGGTGTTGAAGTATATGCAGTAGTAGACTCGGACGGCAATGTAATCAGTACAAGTCTGTGGGATGGCGAAACAGAGTGGGAACCACCTGAAGGCACTGAGGCTTTTAAAACAGGGGATAGCGGCGCTGGAATAGGCTGGACATATAAAGATGGAACATTCACGCCGCCACCTGTGCCGGAGATACCTAAAGAGGATTTAGTTGCTCAGGCTAACCAACAGAAGGCAAGCCTTACATCAGAGGCAAGTCAGACCATTTCTATCCTTCAGGATGCGGTTGATTTGGATATGGCAACAGATGAAGAAAAGGCGCAACTTACAGCCTGGAAAAAATATCGCGTACTGCTAAGCCGGGTAGACACGTCTACAGCACCTGATATTGCCTGGCCCGAGATGAGTTGAATACAGCCCCGGCTATGGCCGGGGCATCTTTAGCACTTAATATTCAGAAAATCGATAATCAAAATGTCGTTATATGAATAAAGAGAGTAAACGTTTCCTTTTGATACCAATCTCCCTTTGCAGATCAGGTTGCTTTTCTCAGAACCCAAGACCTTAAACTCCAGACTCATTCCATAATGATTAAGAAGCTCTGAGCCCCATACCCAGTCGTAATTCAGGTACACAGGGACTAACTTGGACATTAATGGTAACTTATTTTCAGCTATAAGAAGTTGTCGTGATTTTGGCATCTCTCCAGAAACAGTTACGTACTTAAACGCTTCACCTGAATGCAAAGCATCCTGGAATACAGAGGATGCTATCAGCCTGTCTGTCTCTCCCTGGCTCCTGGATGCGGAAGCGAAGGAATAACTATAAACAAAGTTTATCCATACTAACGGCACGAAAATAACAGCCAGGATAACCGGATGTTTAACGCTCCTGAATATCATGAAGCCGTAAAGCATAATGGCACCAGACAGGGCAAGTAACACTCTTGGAGCGAATACAGGGCTTTTAAGAATCACCAGAGGGATTAAAGCCAGTATAACCACAAGAGCGGGAGAAAATAACACTAATAAAATTGATATAATGTGTTTTTTATAGCCTTCCCGGCATAAATCAAAAGACATCCTTAAGACAGAATAAGCAATCGCAGCCACAACTACCATTCTTAGTGTTGTGGGAATTGTTGATAAGTAGCTTTTCAGGAACCATGAAAGATTATGTATGTTGTCGATAATTACAGGTATTGAGTCTGAGGAAAGCTTAACCATCTCAGAGTGTGTGACGTTATAATCATCTTTCACAAAATTTGAAGCGATGAATATCTTGTACAAAACAAATGCAACTGCTAACTGAATTGCTCTTTGAGCAATGGAGTAAAAAACCTCCTTGTTGCTGCGGTCGGATTTAACGACTGCAGCCTCTATAACAGCCATAATGGCAAATAATCCTATGGATGCCTGATAGAGAGACAAAGATGCAATAATTAGTATTACAGACAGCAGGCTATTAATGGATTTTTTTTCGGTTACTGTATATGGCAACATGAGTAGCACCATGCTTAGGGCCATAGTCAGAGAGTCAAACTTATAAGACAGGTTTTCAATGTAGAAAGGATTGGCAATGAAAAGGAACGAGACAGTCATTGCTCCAGCCAAGCTGATGCCAGTGAAATTTCTTCTGGTGTAATAATACAGAGCAAGGCATAGCACGAAAACGCTAATTATCTGAGTGAGAGGAGACAGGTCAAGCAGTTCGCCACCAAGGCTCATTGCCTGCATGATGACATCACTTAAAGGCCTGCCGTTTAGTCCCCATCCAGCGTATCCATACAGAGTCCTTCCAAGATCATCAATGTAAAGTCTTCCTGTTAAAATTATAGGTAACGTGTAAAGGCAGACAAGCAGAGAAAATAACAGAATAACAGTTCTGTTGGTCAGGGTTTTAACAGATGAAATCATATCGATATCAATCCTTTGACTTTGTAATGAATCTGGGTCTTTTCTTGGTTTCAATATAAATTCGGCCTATGTACTCACCGAGCACGCCAATTCCAATCAGTTGTACGCCCCCAAGAAACAACATGGATACCATTATGGAAGTGTATCCTCTCACAGGATTACCAAAGATAAGCGTATCCATAATCATATAAGCGCCATAGAAAAACGCACATCCCGCCACGAAAAGGCCTATGTAAGTCCACATTCTTAACGGGAAGGTTGAAAAGCTTGTTATCCCTTCTAACGCAAGGTTCCAGAGCTTCCACCCATTAAATTTAGTTTTCCCTGCGACGCGCTCTGCTCTGGTGTATTCAACCACATCGACCCTTCCGCCTACCCAAGACAATATCCCTTTCATGAACAAATTTCGCTCAGGAAGCAGCTTGATGTGCTCAACGGTTTCGCGAGACATAAGCCTGAAATCGCCGACGTTCTCCTCAATTTTTGGCGAGCTAATCTTATTATGTAACTTGTAAAACAATTCCGCAGTCATGCGTTTAAGCTTGCCATCTGAGCTTCTGTCTATGCGCTTTGCCAGAACAACATCTGCGCCATCTTCCCACCTTGAAATTAATTTAGGGATGACACTAATTGGATCTTGTAAATCGACATCTATGGGGATGATGACTTCGCCAGTGGCACTCTCAAGGCCAGCGAAGAGTGCTGGCTCTTTACCAAAGTTTCGGGTGAATGATATGTGCTTAATAAGCGAGTCGGCTTGTTCCAGTTCGACAATAAGTCTTTCGGTTGCGTCCTGGCTTCCATCATTAACAAAAACAATTTCTACTTCATGCCCAGCGAAAGCAGGGAAATTCCTGACTTCACTGTAGAAAATTGGGATAGCGTCCTCTTCATTAAACACCGGGACGACTAGCGATATCTTCATCTCCGATCCTTGAAAACAATATATTTAGAGTAAATAAAGCCGCATATCAGACTTATTGCTGAGAAGGCGACAAGCGTAACAATGGGGTTAGAATGCGTGCGATCGGCATACAGGCCCACGGCGGACGCCATTCCGCCCATGAAAAAAAGATAGAGCAGATAGCGAATAGTTGTGATTTCTGCGTTAAACGTCCATTTTGCATTAGCAAAGAACGAGAACGTTACAGCAAAGCAGAACGCAGCAAAGTTAGACAATGACTGTGTCTGGCCTTCTGTGTACAAGGCTGTAAAAACAACCCAGTGAATCAATGTATTTATGATCCCGACAGAAAAATAGCGTGCGAATAGCTTAGCCATTAGGAATAACCTTAATATCAGAAGGTCAAGATTCTGGCACCGGTTAGGCCTCAAGGCAAGAATTTGTAAGCCTGCGTAATGCTTTTAAAAAAGCCCCGGCGACGGGGCAGCTACGTACCGCGCCCATCTGAGCAGACTGCGGGGTGAGTGACTACAGTTTAGCCGCTCACGCCGATACCTTCCGGAAAAATCCCTTTCGTATCATGCTCCTTACAAAAGTCCCAAACGCAGCGGCTTGCCAAAAAAACCTCTCGATATTACTGTGTTTATATACAGTAATTTTAAAAGGGGAAATTTATGGCGCGCGGGTACGAAGTAGGCTGGGCATTTCGGGACGCTATCAAGCTGGACAGTCGCAGTAGACGAATGGTGACAACGAACGATTTCCGCCTGGCACTGGCAAAGTACAACCACATCTGGACGATGGAGCAGTGCAACGAGTATATCCTGCGCTACCAGTCGAATTTTTTTGAGATAGACGCTGTGAAGGAAAACAAAACGTGGGCGCTGCGCAACATGGGGTATGTGATGTGACCGGCCCATTTGAGCCGTACGACCTAAACCAGGTAAAAGCGGACTACACGCCTTTCACATCGAGCAGCTTCCGTATCGAAACGCAAGATGGCTTTGTCATCGTGGACAGCGCGGAGCGAGTGAAGCCTGGTGACGAAGTGGCGTTTCAGTACGATGGCTATCCGATGATAGGGATTTTGTTTTCTTCCGGGCTGATTACGCCAGACGGTGAAACGCTGGAAGGCGATGTGATGGAGAGGATCATCGTGCTGGGTAAAGTGACGGCGACGATTCTCGACGATGAAGAACCGGACCGGCCGACGATATGAATGGGATGCTGAGTGTCACCCGGGGCAGTACAGTATAAATGTCCAACAGGCCGCAGGCATGAAAAAGCCCGCTTAAAGCGGGCAATCATGAAGGTGTGTAACTTTATGGTTGTTTGTGCTGCTGTGTGCGAACGAATGTTATGATTTTGCGGAGAAGATTATAAGGTCCCGCTTCTAATATAGAGTAATCTCACAGCCGCAGAGCCAATGATTGCTAATCCTCAGCTAACCTTTCCGTCTATGTAGTCAGCCCACCATTGCATCATCTCGCGTCTCGTATCCATGTACTGCGCATGATTGTAGACGCCGCGAATATTGTTTTTGTCTACGTGCGCCAGTTGTCGCTCGATAGCATCTGATGACCAGCCATGCTCGTTGAGGATTGTGCTGAACTGATGCCGGAAGCCGTGACCGCTTGCCAGGCCTTCATATCCAATCTGACGAATGACAAGCAATACGGCGTTCTCGCTTATCGACTTACTTTTATCGTTTCTGCCGGCGAAGACGTATGGTGACACGGACGTTACTGGCTTCAACATCTGAAGTAAGTCATAAACCTGTTGAGACATGGGCACTACATGAGTGCGCTTCTTTTTCATCATCTCAGCGTCAATATTGATAACCCTGTTCTCAAAATCGACGTTTACCCATTGCATGCTCCGGAGTTCCTTCGTACGCATGGCGGTGTATTGCAGAACCTGTGTCGCAACCTTTGAAATGATGCTTCCAGAGTAACCGGCCAGTGCCTGGTTAAAGGCCGGTATCTGGTCAGCCGGAAGGAAAGGGAAGTTCTGTTTCCTGTAGCCTCGCATAGCATCAGCCAAATCTGGCGCAGGATTGTATTTTGCCCGACCGGTAACAACCGCATACCGGAAAACCTCACCGCAGCGGCGACGCGCCTTGTTAGCCCGCTCCATTGCCCCGCGATCTTCGAACCTTCTGAGCACCTTTAAAAGTGTCATCGGTTCAATCTCATCCATCGCCATCTTGCCTATATAAGGAAGTATGTCGGCTTCGAACATTCGCTGAAGCTCCACTGCATACCCCTCTGACCAGACAGGACGTTTGTGCTTGTACCACTCCTCATATATAGAGGAAAAAGTGTCAGGCGCCTTTTCTTGCTGGCGTTTCTTTGTCGCCGGGTTAAGCCCAATCGCCAAATCACGCTTTACCTCAAAAGCCATGTTCCTGGCATCGGCAGGTCCGATCTCCGGATACTTGCCCACCGTGTGTATTTTTTCTTTCCCTTCGAACTGATACCGGAGCTGCCAGACTTTCTTGCCTGACGCCGGGATATAGAGATAGAGCCCGTTGCCGTCTGCAATCCTGTACGGCTTATCCTTAGGCTTTGCTGCGTCAATCTGCTTAATTGTGAGCAT